TCTTCATCGGTTTTTTCATCTATTATAACATTTTTGAATATCTTTTCTATTATAGATATAGGGTAATGCCTTTCAAAATAACGCAGTGATCCGGGATCTGTAATTAGAGAACAAGATAAATTTAAATACTTCCTAACAGAAGAGGCACTTAAACAAGCCAACTTAACATAGTTTATTATTTTATGATTGTATGCAAGAAATATTGCGCCTTTACTCGAAGTTGACGAGTTTTTTAACTGATCTTGCTTTTTTGATTTTGGCATATCCTATATAATGTGAGTTTTTTGCTTTTGAATAAGTTGCTATTAAATTTTCTAAAAATTCTTTAGGACTTTTTATATTAACAGGATTTTCATTTATGTCATCAATAATAACTGTAGGATAATTAAAATCTACAATAGTTTTAACTAGTCCTATTAATTCTGGTGTTGCTTTAAATATTGAGTCTTGATATGTTAGTAATAATTCATTTATTATTTTTGCTTTTAAAGTTTGTTGTTGGTTGAAAAGTGTTTGTCTAAAGTTTGAAAAGTCTAATGCTTTTTCTAATTTGTCATCCATATTCTCCTTTTAGTTAAATTCTATTAAAACCGTCATGGTTTTCAGCCGATGATGCATTATCTTTAACTACTACTGGAGGACTTCCTTGTTCAGGATAAAAATATCCTACAGTATCTGGCCACCTGCTACCCATTCGCATAGTTCCTACACCATGAACTGTAGCATGGACACTTGCATTATCATACATCATTCTATAAAAAATACATGGCTTGTTTGTTTGACTTGGATCTTTAACAAATCTCCAATCAAAATGTATATACGGGTCACCAGACGAACGCGGTGCGGGCCAGGTTTCATTATTAGGAAAAGGAACATTATCGCCATATAATCCTGCATTTCCATCATATTGACATGCTCGATACCATTTACTACATGCCCATACTGATGCAGGGGTTCCTCCTATCGCATCGGAGGCAGGATCATACTCAGTTCCGTTTATTTGTCGTATTATCCGATAAAGAGTAACTGCTGAGGCACTATCGATGGTTTCTATTTCACCTAACCACACACCCAAATGTAATATATCACCTTGTGCCATGTTTGTGGTTGAAAGTCCTGTTATTGTTATTCCGTCAGTTGAGTCTGCACCGGTTCCAGCAAAATATGCATTGGCTTGATCTCCTATTGCATGTACTCTAGGAGCATCAGCAGTAACACCCCAACCTATGCTAGATCCTCCATTACGAAAAGTAACTTGCCCGGAACTTATAAGTGAGGCATTTTCATGATAAGGATTAAGTTGGCCAATAAAAACTTTTGCGGCGGCTGGAGCCGGACCATTATTAGCTTTGGCTAAATTTTGCCACATCCAGCTTCCCCACGTCGCTGACGGATTCGTGTTCGGCGGCGGGTTCGCGCCTGCGGCCGCATAGTCAGGATGAAATGCACAACAACCTCCTTGATTAAACCAGTATCGCATATGATCCCAATCGTTAAAAGTCATTCGAGCTTCCAGAAATGGTCTATCATTTCCGTATTCAGATCCACCATTGTCGCTCCACGGTATATTATACGGTGGGGGCGATTGTCCGCCTGCTTGCCAAGTATCTGAGCCCCAATTATTACTAAATGATCCACTTGCCTGATCTATATTTTCACTATATACAGACAAATCAAAATTATTCATAGAATAAGGAGCATATATTCCGTTAACAAGCAATTTATGAAAATTAAAATGACCCAGTGAAGTTGTATTTGTATTTGGAGGCGCCGACTCACTGGCGGAACTACCTCCTCCAATCCGTTCTATTTCGTCAGACATTGCATTTACATGAGCATCTCGAACTCTGCCTGTATCTTCATTTAAACTACTAGCAAGAGTACTTCCGTCTGATTCGTACATTGCTTTAGTTTGAACAAGATCAAGAACACCTATTGTTCCGACACTTGTTCCTGTAGCCTGAGTAGACTGTCCTGTACGTTTTATAGCCGCATTAATTCTTTGTTGTAATGCAATATATTGATCTCTAGCAATAGTAGTTGTTCGTTCGTAATTACCTGCATCACCGGTTCCTGCCTCAAAATCTACAACAAAATTAACGTATCCTTCTGTTCCTGCCCATTCTTGATGGGTACTAGCATTATATGTGGTAGTAAACCCTTCATCAGCATATAATTCTAATTCAGTAGCACTAATAACTTTAACAAAAAAATATTGTTCATTTAATTGATACATACTAGTATCAGGAACACCTACTATTTGTATTTCATTAGGAACAGATAATCCTGTGGGGGAACCTTCGTGTGCAGGATCTTCATCTAATAAGCCATGAGCTGTCGCACAAGTAACCACACAAGGATCTTCTTTAGAAGCATTAGTTATATTAGTACCCTGTCGAACTGTATATTTTCCATACCCAATTGCATCTCGAGGATCAGTAGTTGATATGCCCGAACCTGCAGAAATATGAGAATCGGGGTTTCCTTGGATGTCGCCCATACCTGCACGAGCTGTTCCTGTGCCAGATGTGCCTGCGTCATAACTAGCAGATTGGTTCCATCCTGTAGCTCGATCGTATTCGGTTTCGCCTGTCCCCGTCCAATCAGAACAAGCAACTCCAGGACCCCAAAATCTAACCCACAAATCTCTTTCTAATTTTCTTAACCATTGAGCTTCGATAGTATCTGGTGGTTCAGATCCACCAGCCCCGCCGGTAATACCTACGTTGTAACCGGTCCTATCTTGATATTCGGCCATCTAGTTTCCTACATTAGTTTCTAGTAACGGCGATTTCTATTGTACCTTCTCCATCAGAGTCATGTGCCTCGATCGCTCTACCTATTATAGCAAATACAGAATCATTTGTCAAGTCTGCTTTTCTGGCTCTGCCTGTAGTCGAGGATGACACTAGTCTATCGCCTTTATTTATTTTTCCAACAACCTTACATGGACAACGCCCAGTCATTGCTATTAATGGATGAGTTTCGTTTGTACCTGCTCTTCCATTCATTATAAATGCAGGTTCTGTAGATACTACTCCAAATACATTTTCATCGTTTTCTGATGTAGTTGCAGTTACTTCATTATCGCCGCCTATTGCAACTACTGTTCCTGATTCTAAATTATCATCTGCTTCATAACGTTCTGCTAAGTCAGCAGTATAAGTTGATTGAAACGTAGAGCCATCAGTTAATGACCAATCACCATCTATTAATCCAGTTGATGTATTAGATCCAGAACTAATATTTCTTACATAAAGTGTACGCCAACGCCTATCGGTAGGACCAGTAGTAATAGCGGCTTGTAGGTCGCCATGAACATCTTTAATACTTCCTTCAGCATCTGTTGCACCCAAATCCCAACCTGCTCCATCGAGTGCCGCATCAGGATCATCACTATCTCTGCCTGGTATTACATGAGAACTTACATTTGCGTTAAAATAAATACTTCTATCCCATAAATCAGTTGTTCCTGCATTTTCAAGAGTCCCGTCACCTAAGTGTACGTGTCCGTTTATTCTTGTATCTTTTGCATCTACTTCAACTCGAGTTAACCAGTTACTCATATCTAAAACAGTTCCGGTCGGTGCATTTGCTGTTCTTCCAACAGTATCATATCGTTCAATAACAACCATATCTGTTGCTTGTACATGAACTTCATTTCCATCATTAGCATTAGTAGCACCTTCAAAATTTTGATGTACCCCATCAAGATGAAGTTCTCGACGCTGTCCATATGGAAAATTAAGGGATCCAATATGTGTTTTTGAACCATATGAACTAATATATGCTTTACTTTCTTGTGTACCAGCATCATGAGCACCATCAGTTCTGGCTACAATATTAATATGACTTAGAGTATCGCCTTGAGCATACGTTTGTAAAAGTATTTTAGATTGGGCATCTCCTTGTGATCTAGCCTTAATATTAATTACACCTTCGCCACCAGCATCATTGGGCCCACCATTTGCATATATATGAGTTTCTGCTTTACCTTTATGAGTTGCTATTGCTCCTACATTAGTTCTTGCTTTTGCGTCTGTACCTTCTTCATGGGTTGCTCTATTTAAAATAGTTAATGCTTCTTCGTCATTCCAGTGATTTTCTGTTCGTATATTTTTAATAAATGCATCAACAAAATGTAAATTATGAGTACCAATTGTCATACCAGAACCATCATATGGTACAGTATCATCATGAGCACCATCATTATGACCATCCATTATAGGATATACGCCTACATATTTTTGGGCACTATCTGTTACATGCATTCCATCTAGTATTGGATCTGGTGTAAAATTTACTTGCGAAGGATCTGCACAAAATGCACCGTTAAATTTAGTTGCATTTACTTCTTTAAAAGGTTTAGGTGTTCTATAATTAGAACCACCTGCACCGGCCGCTCCTGATACAGTATCACTTGTATATGTTACAGACACTACAGCATCTTTTCCTATACTTGTATTTGCAGTAGTAGAATCTCTTGCCTCACCTACTATGCCAACTGCTCCGGCACCAGTATAATGTTTTCCTTTAGTAAGTACTTCTGCACCTGATATAGTACCGTTTAACCCTACTGTTGGTATTACAAATGCTCCAGTTCCATAATTTATAGCATCATTATCATGCACATGAATCCTTGGTCTATTCCATCCTATTGACCTACCTTCTCGTAATGCACATACTTGGCCTGCACCAATATCTCCTGTACCAGCGACAAACCATATTGGATCTTCTAGAAAACTATGAGTAACATCTATACCTGCCCAAGTTGCTGATGTAATATTAGGGCTTGTTGCATCTACATCAATTACTACTCCGCCGCCTGTGTTCCACCTAGCACCAGGTCCACCTGACCCTCTCATAAATGTTCCTAGGGAATTAGCTTGGGTATCTACTTGTACTTCTTTAATAACATATAAATTTTCGCCACCTGTTCCACCTGTTTTACCTGAAGATACTCCACCATCATGAATTGTAACACCTGTGTCTACTAATGGATCCGATCCATCTGTTGGGTATGCATCTCTATAAAAGTGAAATTCACCTCTAATAATTCTTTCATCACTATCAACTAAAATAAGATCTTTACCCGGGTATGCTCCATCATCATTGTATTCAACATCAGCCACTGCTATTGTATTTGGATAAGCCGCGCCTGCACTATCTTGGGCAAACCCATTATATCTACCAATATATCCACCAACATCTCTATCAGTTGGGACTGATTCGTGTCCTTGACTATCACTTATTATATCGCATTTAACACCTGCTTGAGCAGTATACATCAATGCATCTAAATTTGCTAACTGAAACCCAGAAATTGTATTTGTTGATCCTAATGTTCCGTCTTCAGGATCATCGGGGGTAGTTGGTTCTGTCTTACCAGTAAATGTACCTAACTTAAAAAAGTCTTCTTGTTTATTAATAGGTCCACCACCAGTTGGAGTTGTGCCAGATAATACAAAATCCGAATCATCCCATAGTAATGTAGAAAATGGAACTTGAGTTGAAGAAAGTAATCCTCTATCAATAAATAAACCCGAAATACCTTCTAGTGGGGCGGATCCTGAATTTGCTGGAGCCAAATCTGTTTGGCTTTTATTAAGTTCTATTAAATTATCTTCAATAGTTAAATTGTTTACTTCAATATTATTAATTTGTCCGCCTGTATATAACGAACCTGTTATAGATACACTACCATCTACATGTAAATTTTTACCTACATGGGCTCCTCCTAATACTCTAAATCCGCCATCAGCAGTAACCGTTCCCGATGTAGTACCTAATGTTTGTTCACGCTCATATGCAACTTGAACATATCCTGCTCGTCTTTTTTGAAGTGAATCTGCCGCATCATTAACTATCATAGTCCATGCATTTAATTGGCCACCATAGGTATAACTAGTCCATGCTGTTTTGTCCGTATTATGTACCCCTGTAGTGTCTGTGGCTAATCCTTCTTCCGATCCCCATCCATTTTTTATTACTAATCCTTGAATACCTGGATCATTTCGATGCCAATCAGTAAGATCACTAATAGCACTTGACTCAAATCCAGATATATTACCACCATGTAGTTTGTCACCACTAATTGAATTAGCATCTAATATTAATCTATCATCACCTAAAACAGCAATTAATGACGCATTCTGTCCTGTCGGAACTGTAATACCACCATTCGCAGTCGAAGGAGCATAGGTGTAACCATCTCCTTGATTTCCTATTGTAACCGCAGTAATTGCTCCACTAGCATTTTGATCGGTAGTAATGGTAGCGGTTGCTTGTGTCCCATCTTCACCAGTTGGGGCTTGGATAGTTATAGAACCATTTGAATATCCAGTTCCAGCACCTAATATAGTAATTCCTATAATTTTTCTACCAAATCCTGCTTGAAGATTTCTAAAATCGGCAAAATCTGTATTATTTCGTCCAATTCGTATATTACCATTAAGACTAGGTGAAACAGGAGGAGTAAAATATCCATTACCTCCTGCTTTACCATTTGTATCATTGCCTATTGTAACAGATACAATTTTATCTTCAAATTCTGTTCCTGCTGTTCCTAATACAGCAACTAAAGCCGGTGCTGTTCCCGATGGTCCTTGACCTTCTTCTATTTGATCAAATGCACTTGCACCATTTGTATTCCAAGAACCAAGAGTAGTTGATGTATAACCACTACCTTGATTGGTTATAACAATTGATTCGATCGATTGTAATGCTTTATTAATAATCGGATAACCTTCTGCTATAGTACCACCAGCGGCAGGCGCCGGAAATTTAACTTGATAACTTAAACCTTCTGTAGATCCTGCTTGAATATCTGGATCATATGGTCCAGATAATGTTAATCCTGCTCTTATATATGGAAAATTTGAATGTAATGCTGATCCATCTGGATTTGCTTCAACATCATATGTTACCGCAGAACCACCACTAGTAATCTGTAAAGGTGTACCAAGTAATTTTCCTAAAGGTGACCATTCGGTTTCACCAGTAGAATATATGCCAATAACTTTATTATCTACAACAAATTTAATACATGCATGAGACACCGGAGGTTCTGTTGTTTGTCCTGCGGCAGAATCGTCATATATATTTTGAAAGAGTAATGTAGCATCTGCGGCAACAGGTACACTAAGTTGACCCCATGTCAACGCACCTGTTTCGTCGTTTCTATATCGTATGTTTAATATACCTGCATCTGCTGAACTATTAAACCAAAAATCCCCTTCGCGAGGTGTATAACCACTAGGATCATCAACAGGATCTGTTGTTCTAATATCCATTGTGGCCATAGATTTCCATTTGGTTTTATTGTTAGCATCTTGATCTAACATGTATATGTGACCATCTGCTGGTTTATACCACAGTTGGCCTACAATAGGATTAGTCGGAGCAATATCTCTAGAAAAATTTTCCATTATATGAACAAAATTTTCTGCAATAAGTTGCCCATAATTTTTATAGTTTTGCCCTACTAATTTTAACGGGGTCTGGGTATTAACTGTACCTTCTAGTACACTTGCTATTGAGCTACCCTTATAGTTTTTTATATCATATGGCATTGTTTCTACCTTTTAACTTGCTGTATAGTTAGTTCTTACCTTAATTGTGTATAGAACTTGAATCTTTCTGTTTGCACTTTTTTGTACTGGATGAAATACTACATGGCTTAATAGTAATCCTTCATTTCGTCCATCTGCTGATTTTGATTTTAAACCTAATTCGTCAAAAACAAAATTTCCATCAATTGTAGCATCATCTGCTTTTTGATCTGCACTTGCTAAATTAAAATTTGTATCGCTTGCTACAGGTTCGTCATAATTTAAAGTACATGTTATTATAATATCTGTATATGAATTACCATCTGTATACGAAATATCTACTTTATTTTCTGTAATATCTGTATTATCTGCATCTAATATATCAAAGTTTTTATAAAATCTATCATTATACAAATCATCATTTGCTAAAGTAACTTTAGGTTCTCTATATGTAATATTTCCTTGAGCATCTATAATTGTACCGTCATTTCCGAAATGCATTTCGTATAAAGAAAAATGGTCTTTATTGCTTAATGTAGTTGCAATACATCTACTCATATTTTCTGCATGTATTTTGTTTGCTTTATCGACAAGGATTTCCCCAGTATTTACATCAAATATTTTAACGTGTCCTTGCATGTCTATATTAAGATTACTTTTCATTTATATTACCCTATTAATATTTATATGGTTCCTTTTCCTGCATTTATAAGAGCCGCTTGAGAATTTGTACTATTTTGTATTGTTGTTGTTCCATCATCATTAAATGCATTATATGCTTCTGGATCTGGATCAACTGGAATACCTACTGCTGGTCCTGCTACTACTACTTCTACTCCCGAAGCATGAGTTGCCGCAGATGTCCCTGCTACTCCTCGTATACACGAATGAAGTATATTACTACTTGTAGAAGCATATTTAATTCGTTCAGCCCCAATAACAACTTCGCCAGATGCTGGAAATCCACCCGAAGCAACCACAGTTATTTCTGTTTCAATCGAATCAAGTACTTCTGCTGTAGTTGATTTATTAGCATCTAACATTGTTTCATATATTCTTGTACCGGTATTATCTATAAACATTCTAAATGCCCTAGATGTAGATGCTTCTGTACTACCAGATGCATTAGTTTGTACTCTTATATCTACTACCTCATCTGCTGAGGCATTAATTTCTTCATCAAATGTTCTAGCATCAAAAATTGTTTCAATTTTTGAATGATACGGTTTAACTTCATTAAGATAATCTAAAATATCTTCTTCACTACCTACATCAAACGTTTTAGGAGTAAGAGCTCCAGGTGTTCTTCGTTGTAATTGTAAAAATGTAGTCTTAGCAACCCAATCTAAATTAGTTTGTTCTGCGTAGATAAAATGTATAATTGTAAAAAATAACTCTTTATAATACTGTTTATAAGGACCTACAAAAATATCTTCATGTAATCCTTTAAGTATTGCGGATAATTCATTAGTATAATTTTTGTCCCATCCACCTATATCATATTCTGCGGCATCCCATCCTGCATCTACATCCTTAACATCATATAATAAATCTGATAATTCAATTGTTCCGTTTTGCTTACCAATTTTAAACCAACTGTCATCGACCCATTGATAAAACGCCCAATTACCATCTGCATCATCACTATCTACCCTAACAACAGAATATACATCTTCGTCTACATCATATAAATTATTTCTTTCTGTAACAGTATATTGAGCAACAGACGAAGAACTAATAGTATAATCTGGATGGAACCAATCTACATATTTCCAGTAATCTTGAGGAATAAATGTTGAATTACCTTTTTCAAATGAAGTACCTAAATGTTTTTTCCAATTAAGATAAGAATCACTTAAATTTATCTTTAATAAATTCTTATTTGCATTTTGAATTAATGCTCGTATTGCTTTAATTCTACTTTTAATCCAACTTTGTTTATATGGACGAATTTGTCCACCATATCTAAATATTTCATGCAACCGTAAATTAGGCACCATATTAGGTGTATCTACATATATATTTCTATCATCGATCCATTCGTACGTTAATAATTCTTGCCACCGTTGTCTAGCAAAATTGCCTAATTCTTTAAATGTTGCATATTGTAAATGAGCAGATGCTGTTGTACTTTGAGCACCTCGACCAACCACAATTCTATCACCAATAGCAGGATTTGTAAATTCTAAACTATCAATATGTAATATAAAACCATTTGAATCTGGTGGATTTACTTCTAACCATAATGCATGATAATCATCTGTACTAGCAATAAATTCTCCTTGTACACTATAAACTAATGTTGTTCCTATAGTTAATTCTTCTGATGAAGTTTGTGGTGTTAAGATGACAGATGTCATTGCATCAAAATCCACATCTGTTGCTGAATGTCCATATTTTAATTTTACAGAATCTAATGGTGTATTTGTTTTAAATAATGCTTTTGCTTGATATTGTATACTTTCTAAAACCGTACCGCCGGACAATGTTGAATTTTTCAAACCTCTTTGACCTACATAATGCGTTGCATTTACACTATCACCAGTATATACACCACTTGCATTACCATAAATTGTTGCATTTGAATTAACAGTTGAGACCGTAAAAGTACCATCTGTTCCGCCTGCCACTGCTACTACATCTCCTACTGTATATCCTCCACCTCCATTAACAACCGTAGCTGATTGAATTACGCCGCCTATTTGAGTTATATCAAGAGTTAGTCCTGTACCCGAACCACCAGTTGTTGCGGCAACGATACTTGTATAACCAGTACCACCTGCATAAATTGCAACTACAGTAACTTTACCAGTTGTGTCTAAAGTTCCTAATTTTGTATCCCAAAACGCAGTAGTTTTCTGTTCAAAATCACTATTCGATAATATATTAACATCTGAATTAAATAACCGTGTAGCAAATCTATCAAAATATTTTAATTCTACAATTTCTTCATTTGATTCACCTTCGTCTATAATTGCATAACTTTGTTCGTATCCTGATCCCTTATTTGCATTTTGAATAGCAATTGCAGTAACTTCACCATTTACTATTGTTATATCTGAATCTTCAACTGTTGCCCGAACTCCTCCTTCAAGAATTGGATCACCTATAGTAATTGTTGGTTTTGTTGCTGAGTTATATCCTTGTCCGCCCCTGTTAACAGTAATACTATCTACCTTACCATTTACTATATTAGCATATGCGTAGGCTAATATATTTTCATATGGCAATCCGTATGTGTTCGATTCTGCAGGCGGTGTTCCTATATCAATATGTGCTGGAAATGTAAGTTCGTTTGCTTTTTCACCTATTCTAAGTTGTATTGTATTAACTTGATTATCAACAGATAATTTAGTATTTGTTTTAACTAAACCCAACTCTCTATGTGTTTTATACAATTTAGTATTATTTTTAACAACATTTCTTTCTTTATATTCTAGTTGCTGGTTCCAATCATAATTGAATTTTTTAGCAGAATATGTTGTCGAAGCACCATGTACAGTATATTCATTAACGTCATCTCCTTGCCAACCACAAAGAAACATTTGAAGTCCATTATTACTAAAGCAAAAGCCTCTTGCTTTAGTTTCTTGATCTGTTACCTCAAACGATTTATTTGAATAGGATGCTGTCGAAACATCAAATGCTGTTGATAATGTGTATTTGAATATTGTTGGAGTACCAGTTCCATTTAAAACATACATTATAGTTCCATCTGATTGAAATTGTACCGCTGATGGTTTTGCGGCTTGAGAACTAACATCAAAATTTTGAGAATATGATGCTGTTGAAATATCAAAACCTGTTGTTAATGTATATTCATTAATATCATCACCTGCCCAACCTGTAACATACATTTTAGTTCCATCATTATTAAATGCCAAACCATAAGGCTGGAGTTCTTGGGTACTAATATCAAAACTATCTGTAAAGGAAGCCGTTGAAAGATCGAAGCCTGTACTTAAAGCATATTCATGAACTTTATCATCATTTTGACCTAACATGATCAATATAGTTCCGTCTGGACTAAATTCTATACTATTTGACGATACGTCTTGCCCACTGATATCTAAAGACTGAACATAAGTTATTGTTGAAATATCAAATGCTGTTGATACCGAATATTCATAAACTTTATCATTGGCCCTACCTAACATAAACATTTTAGTTCCGTTTGTGCTAACCTTCACATCTCTTACATCGCTATCTTGAGAACTTAAACTAGCTGAGGCTTTGACAAATGTAAAAAGTCCTGATCCTGTTGGTGTTGTATATGTATAATTTTGATCGTCTTCTATTCCTGCTACCGTTAAAATATCTATATCTTCGTCTACGCCCAAAATACTTTCATGTAATCTTTTTGCAAATCTATCTGGAACATCTGTTTCTTGATCTTCTTCTCGAATTGTAATCCATTCTTTATGTTCATCTTCTGTATCACTTGTAAAATTTATTTGGAAAACAGAATGTTGAGTTAAGCGATCTCCAACATTTCCTGTTATAATATTTGATGCTCCGCCTGGGGCCGCCCAAAAAATTCCGTTGCCGGTTGGATCATTTAAATATTCTGCAATTACTTTTGTAGATATTTCTCTATGAGATTGTGTTTGTGGAACTGTTGTTTTATTTTTAACCCAAAAGTAATAATATGGAACTACTTGACCAGTTTGAGGATTCAATGCTTCTTCTTCAGCCCAATAATAATGTGTAACACCACTTAGAACTTTTGTGTATACTTCACCTGATGCAATTTCCCCTTCTATTTCAAAATCACCGGCAACTAATGTAATCCATTCATCAGGCGCAACCGGACTTTTAGTCCATTCATAAACATCCATTGAAGAACCTGGAAATTGGTCTCCCCAATGTTTAAATGTGTAATCTAAATCAGATGGTTGTTCATATTCTATATACCTAACAGTATTTAAATTCCACCAAGATATTCCTACTTCGTGTTGCCCCCAACATCGTGTTGTTGTTAACGCTTCTTCGTCTTGGGTAGTTGCATTATATAATGCTTGGTCATAACCAGAAATAATATCAATTTCTTTTTCTGCAATTCCCGGAACAATACCTTTGAAAGGATCCCATACTTCTGCTCTTGCTAATTCTTTATTTTGTTCATAATCGTATACAATAACATTTGCTAACTGTCCTGTATCTGCTTTTGGTTGTTGTGAGTTTATTTCAGTAAATGTTCTATTAACTCCATCAAACTTAAACGAACCCCAACCTGTAGTTCTATTTTTATATACAATTACAATGGGTTGACCTGCTATGTACGTTCCACCTAAATTTTCAGCATGAAATACAATACTAGTTCCTATAACTTCCCATGCTTTTGTGCCTCCACTTCCAGGTTGAAATTGAGTTCTAAATTCTCCTATAAATACATCCAAATCTGCTGTTGTTGCAGGATATAATAAAGCATAAGAAGATGTTACAGTAAATGATTGGCCTCCAGCAAATTCTGGGTTATATGATCCTGCCGCAGAGGTAGCACCTATTATTTGGTTTTGAATATCATAGTATGCATCAGCATAGGCATAATTATTTGTTATCCATGAATATTTTGGATCGGCAATAGAAGCAAACATTGTTGAATATCCAGAGAATCGTGATTTTCTAAATGCAAATACTTTTCCATATACTTCGTTATTTCCAACAAATTCATCTATATAAAATTGTTTATCTTCTCTTAATCCGCAAGTTTGGCAATCTGATCCTGTAGGAAAGCCAGTTACTTTATGAATTCCATTTAGTGCAGGATTGTTTTCTGCACCTGTTATCATAACATAATCACCTTCAGACAAATAATGAGGCATTCCTAATTTAATAAGAGCTTCGTCACCTGTTTCATATCCTTTACAAATTTGTTCAATCCCAAAATTATCATCTTGAAGATTAAATGTTGCCCAATCGCCTGCTCCTGCGTCTGCTGTCCATACATTAAATAGTCCCGATTCTCCAGTTTCTATCCACCTATCTAATACAGTATTATCTGCGGCTTCTGCATCTGTTTTATAATTAAATGCTGACATGTACACTTTATCATCATCAGCAGGTACATTAACAGCAGGAACTTGCCCATCTGCAAATGTAAAAATATATGTAAAATTACCATTTGCGTCGGCGCCTTTAGATACACTTGCATCAACTGTACTATCTGATATTTGTGAAGAAGGAATATAATAAGTAAAATCATATTCACCAAATCTAGCAGTAACACCAGTAATACCATAAAGATATGGATCTGTAGTTGATGTCATTTTAGTAACACCATCTATTGTAAAAAGACATTTTTCTAAAACAATTTCTGCTAAATTACCACTGGATGAATATGTTTTTGTATATTTTGCATTTACCGTACCAAAAAAACTTTGAGCGGCAGAATTTAATATTCGAGTAGAAATATATCGTTTACCTTTGTATCGTACATAATAATCTTTTGCGTATGTATAAGTATCTTTCCAGTTAGGGGTTTGAAGTAATTTATATAATAAAGAACTATCGTCATTTTTATATTTGTCGTATAATGCAGGTAAATCGTCTGATCTAAACGTTTGATATGTTGTTTCCTCTATTCGAGGATAACCAGCATTAGGCAAATCTTTTTCGTATAATTCTACTTCTGCTATTGTATCAATACTTTGATCAAATTTTACTCTAGTATTAAATTGAACAGCAGGATTAGTTGATGGTTGTTCTAACCATCTACCATCTCCTCCTAACATACTAATAGTTGTGTCATAATCAAAGTCTGTTGCTTGTCCTTCGTAAATTTCCCCAAAATTTATTAATTGTGGATTTGCTTTTATATCAGTATCTTTAAGTGTAAATTCTTTAGTTGTTTGAGTAGTTGTTGGGCCAAATTCGCCTAATCTAAACATCCATTCTTCTTGTAAATTAATATCAACACTTGCTTCAAGCAAAAATGTACTTCTAGTTAACCTATTAAAAACTTCTGGTGTACCTTTTAAATGGCTAACGCCTTTCATAAACTGAAATTGAACATCTTCAGAAAGCCGCATATTTCTTAAAAATTGTTTCTTTTCATATCCTATATTTTTTCTAGCAACACTTATTGTATCTTTATTTAGAGCAGTTTCTTCTGATGCAAAATAATTAGAAGTTATGCTATCTGCTGTTTTATCAAAATTTTCATAAATTGTATCTTCGTATACAAAATATCCAGGAGCATGTAATGTACCATTCCAGTCGGGGGATTTTAAATATTCTATTTTAAATCTAGGTTTTGCATCTCCTAAAATAGGATAATAAATCATATCATCAAAAATAGTTTTATTATTGATTATTAATAAATGCTCGTAATCACAAATAACAAGTGAGGCACAATAAATTGCCCTTTCGTCATCTTTTGGTTTAACAGAAATATAATTTAATTGTCTATCTATATCTACGGTTGTTGAATTAAATAAAGATTTATTTACATCTAAATAAAAACTACCATATTCGTACTCATTACTTTTTATGTGGCCGTGATCATGTTTGAAATATAATAAACTACCTGCAGGACTTAATTTAATAGATGTATCGTTGCCCCATTCTGCCTCAGACCATAATATAAATTGTTGAGCAGTTAACCCCCAATCTTCATATGCACCATCTTGATTAGGATTTGCAAATTCAAAACCCATGTTTTCTAAATATTTTCCATACGCATGTAAAAAATTATAAACATCATTTGCTGATGTAAATTCTGTTCCATAATCTATTCGATCGGTGCCTTCAGCAAATTCAGTATATAATTGAATATTAGTTTCGCTTATTGTAATTTGAGAAATTGTTGTTTTTAACGTTTTTTGTGTTAAAAAATATGGTTTGTTATTATTATATCCATAAACTGCATATCCGTTTGCTGTTTGAATAATTTCAACTCCGCTATAACTATATTCTTTATATGGTGCTGAATTGTGAAATTTAATAGTTAAATCGTCATTTGGTATAAAGTTATTAGATTTTTCAGATTGCAAACTATCTGCTAACATAGATATAGAAGATTTTTTTGAAAATCCTTGCATTTTATAACTTAATTTTGTATTCAATTGTCTCAATTGTCTAGCAAAATCAGTATATATATCATTACCCAAAAACATTAATCTATCTACTATAGGTTGTTGTAAACCTAATACTCGCCTAGATAAACTATTAACATCTTCTTCATTATGAATATATAATTCATTTGAGTTGTGTCGTTTTTTTGTTTTATTAGATATAATTTGTTTTTCATGTGATACAGGTAATACTTCTATTACGCCACCTTCTTGTAAATGATAAAGCCCGGCCTGTGAATCATAATAGTATAATACTTCTGGGGTAGATGAAGTTGGCGAAAATGTAGGTTTAGTTGCATCGGTTGCCTCGTCCCAGCCTGTTGTGTACTGCCCAACAACTTGGCCTTCCCATGCTTCTGATAATTGAAAATCATGCCCACTATAAGATGCATCTGTTAAATTAAATGTATATACATTTCCTGCTTGTAATACTAACTTTTTTTGTTGGACACCATCAATATAAAATACTGTTCCAGTAGTATTACCAGCCTTAGGTGCTGTTGTTACCTGAATTGTTATTGCTTTACTTCCACCATCTGTTATTCTATCTTTTGTGTCATAATATTTTTCGAAAAATTTTGCTGGATTAATCGAAAACAAAAATTGATTTTCTACATACGGAAATAAAGAACTCCGTTGCCATGTTGTTTCAACAGGACTAATATCACCTATAGACCAATTTGCTTGGGCATTTAAAGATGTTGGTGCCGACATTAAAGTTGCTGTAACAGGGTCTTGTAATGTACCGTCAGTAGCAACAGGAAAGGTAGCACTAGGTCTTGCAACATTAATATCTTGAACAATAGGTTGTCCGGGTTCGGATATAATACCTTTTTGTAAAGCAAAAATCATATTATTCCGTTTAGTAACATTAACCCATTCATAATTGGTATCCCACCATAAAGGTTTTCCAATAAATCCTAATATTTCCCATGGATGAGTATGTGGCCTATCTGTATCAAAATAATGTTTATAAATACCTCTCCAATAACCTATTCCGTTGGCATTGGCATCTGCACCATAATTCCATGTAAATTTATTATTTGCATCATATCCTGCATTTCCTAATAATGTTATACCTCGAGCAAGTTTAAATACATTAAAATAATTGTCATAAAAATCGTTTCTATTTTTTATTGTATAAGGCGTTATTCTGTATTTGCCAGGTAATAAACTCAAATCTTTACGTTTAGGTTCCGGACTGTGAGAATACGTAACTACATTATCATCATTTGTATTAAATTCAGATTGTATATGACCATAAATTCTATTTTCAAATTCTAATAGTGCTTTGTCTCTATAATCTGTAATTGTATGAGATAAAACAGAACCTGTACCAGTGATAGATGATTCAAATGCTACTGTTTTTGATCCGTCGTGTCCTTCAATGATAACCACTGTTCTAGTACCAGTATTATCAATATAACTTTTTGGAACATATGCAGGAGTTACACCCAATTTAGCAAGAGTAGGAGGTATAAAACTTAATCCCTCATCAATACTAACTTTTATAACAACTTTTCCTGATGCAATCGCTGTTCCTAATGTAATAGTATTTGCATTAGGATCTAATGTAAATTCAGTCTCAAATGTTTCGACTCCATTGGCATCTATTGTATAAACATACACATGATTATGATACTGATTTGTTTGTGTAATTGTTTTAGGTAAAGTAAATGTATCAGCAGATGTTGTAACTGTATATGTTTTTTCAACCATATTAAAATAATACGCCATATCACTATTAGCAAATGGAAATGTATTATTTTTGCCTAAATTAAGATCATATAATGCTTGATCTACTAGAGCACTTATTTTTGTTCCTGAAGCCATTGAGGCATATAACTGTTCTATTTTTTGTACAAACTTCTTTTTAAATACGTTATAACTATCAGCAGTATAATCGAGTGCTAATAATAAATCATAATTTTCGTTTCCTAATATTAATCCTGATTTAAGTAAAGGAGATATTTGTTGATTTATTATTCCACCAAATCTTTTTTCGCTCTCTAAATTTCTATAATTATTATCACCAAACGCTGGTCCTATTAATCCAGGTTGCTTATCTAATACATCAATAAAATGTGGAAATATTTCTGCATATTGAACTTGACCTAATACTTCGTTACCGGGATTATTTTTAAGTCCGTTCGGAACATCATACGCCCATTCGTCTGTTGTACTTGTATCTGTTGTATAAAATTTTATATCTACTACATCACCTACTGTTAATAAATTTTCAGTACTTTGGGTTTGTTCTGATGGGGCAAATACTGGCACACCACCATCCGATACTGTTTCGTCTGTACCAGGGCTTTCGTATGGTATAACTACATTTTTATCATTAAAAATATAATGTATATTTCTTTTTAATTTAACACCATCATGAAATACTTCTGGCCATCCTTGCTCTAAAACTTCGTCTATTATAATAATTTTACCTGTTCCACTAGGAGAAGAATAATATAATATATCATTTGCTTCTGCTTCAGCAATAGCAAATGTAACTATTCCGCTATGTGTATTATTATTTGTAACACCCGTACTGTATGCCGAGGCACTTACATCTTGTATTTGAAATGCTTTAGTTCCATTGGTTATTTCAAATGTGTATGTCTTATTTCTTGCAAGATAAAGAGTTGGATTAATTTCTGTTAATTTTTCAAAACCATATGCAGATTTTAAATAAAATTCAAAACCAGTTGCAGTTGATTGTAACCAATAATCTCGCTCCGGTTCAAAGTTTGTTGTGCCTAAATCAACAACAAAGTCATCGTCTGCATTTGTAACGTCTTGGGTTACAGTAATAGGTGTTCTAATTTGTTTATAACTTTGTTCCCAACCATTATTAAAATCATAATTTGATGCATCTCTATCAAATTTTCTTAAGTAATATAATCCTAAAATATTTTTTGGTGTAGTTCCCCTATCATACAAATACATTGTTTCTTGATGTGAATTATTAAACATTATATTAGATGTATTAGTAGAGGACAAATAATTTGTAGTTGCATATGTTAACGCAAACCCTAAAAATTTATCTTCAAATCTATTAGCAGTAGTTTTATCTTCTAAATATTCAAAAACTGTATTACCTAAAAAGTCTGTTTCATTATATTCTGATAGTGGTTGAAATGTTGAATCATATAATTCAAACTTTACTGGGACATTTTTAATACCTTTTTCTTGTGTTATTCTCCAAGTAGCATTTGAAGAAGTTAAGGCTGTTGGGCCATTTCTTCCATCAAACCAATAATCCTTACCTTGTAATGTAGTTCCATTTAAACTTGTAACAACATCACCATGAGTAGGCGGTCCTGCTCCTCTACCATCTGTTTCTAATGTTAAGGCTGTTGCACCAGTTTGTGATGTATTAACTTTATAAATTTTATTATTATATGTATCGCTTGCATTAACAAATAACACTCTATCATTATCTTGAACTGTATATCCATCATGAACTTCTGGTGTGGCCGACCCGCCCGATAATAAAAATCCATTTGTTCCATTTGCAGGATCCATTGATTCTGTTATAATAATATCAACTGGTGCTCTATAATGGGTACCATAATTATATAAATGTAAATCGCGCTCCCATTCTATAATAGGCCGTTGTGCATAATCATCATCAACAATAATACCATCGATCTTAAAAGACTTAGTAAGATTTAACATTGTGTTTACTGCTTGGACAGTATCAATATGATACCAATTGTTAACCCTAGACCATGCATTATTGTCTCTTGCACATTTTTCCATACAAATATATTCATGAACATAATGTACATCTTTATTAGCACTTATATACGGTGGCATTGCTTTTTGTCCACCCATAACTAATAATACAACCCCCGATGTTGCATACCCAGTACCTGCTTCTGTAATACTAACATTTGCTGTTACCTCTCCGTCAATCTCACCTTCTACCATTGCATGAGTTGCTGGACCACCACTTGGATCATATATATTCCAAAATGGATTATATGTATATCCTGTTCCATAATTGGTTATGTTTAGTGAGGAAAGAACGCCAGTTCCTGTATCAGGTGTACCAAGAGCAAGAGTTCCTGGAGCAATACCCATTGAGTGTTCAGTTACTGAACATAATGTACTTTCATCGATTAATGTTATTTCTTTACCTACGCCAGTTACTAGATATGTTTTATTATCATCATGAAATGCTAAACGCATTCCGTTTTCTAAAGTTAATTGTCTATTTCCATGTATAACTTGAGCAGATGTTGTATGTGTGCGTTTTCCGTTAATATCACTTGCTTCTTCACCATGTAATCCAACTAAAGGCAACCCAAATGGTAACCATACATAACTATTCCAATTAATAAACTTGTCAACGTCAATTGGAGGACGCCAAGAATAATTATAATCAGAAAATAATTTATCTAAATTTGTTGTATTGGCTTCAAGATATTTTAACTTACTAATAATATCATCATATGGAATAGCAGATTCATATTCTAAAGTAGATGGGTTTTGACTTACAACCGTAGGATCTAATTGATACCTATTATTAAGAGTTGTTCGACTTTCAGAATAAACATCATTTGCCGATGATCGAATTGCACCTACTTTTTTACCTATATAACCCGATTCTATTTTAGGATTACCACTTAAAATCATTTGATCTAATGTGGCATTTAAAAACTTCTTATTAGTATCGGATTGAAGATATTCAGGTAATAAATCAAAAGTAGATCGTTTTTTGATGTTCTTACTTGTAGAACCAGGTATAGTATTATTAACCTGATCATCAGTATTGTTGCTAGAATAATCTGCCATTTATTTTTCCATTAATAATAACTACCACCACTTGAACTAGATCCTGTTCCAACTGCAACACCTGTTATACTTGTTGTTGCTGTAGGTGTTTCGACAAGTCCTGAGGCAATTCTTATATTTGTTTCTGTATATGAATCTACTATATCTATATCAGACACTTTTGCGGCACTAACAAAAAGTTCGTGTGCATCAGGGGTAACTTGAAACATATTACCAAATCTTGAATCTGAATTAGTTGGTACAATAACCAATGATGAAAGTACTCCTATCATATTTCTATGAATATACGCCGCAAGTTCTGTGAAATAAAATGTTTCACCAAAATCCCAATTAGTTGGTTCAAAATAATCATCAATATGATCTACTATTGTTGCTTTTATTTCATTGTCTGTTAAACTTGATATCGGATTTTTTACTACTTTAAATTTTGCTTGCAATGCATAATCTGCTTCTGTTCCAAATAAAATTTTATACTCACATGATTTATAAATGATTGTATCAGATGAGGTTTTTGCATCTTCTAATGCTATAAACATTGTTTTTAAATCTTCTGTAGTATGAGACAAAGGTCTATATTTTGCTCGCCTATCATTTTTAAGCCAATTTCTAAACTCTAAATTATATGTATTTGTTAATACAAAAGTATCAATAATATTTGAAACCGCTGGATCAATTCGTGTTTCTTCGCTTGCGGCATGCTTCCATTTAAATCGCACACCAGATCGACCTGTATATTTTGCATAAATTAAATCTCTAATATACGACCATTTAGATGTATCAGTTGGTAACACACCTAAATTACCTGTAATTTTGGATTCATATTCTGCACCATTATATTCAATTTTTTCTGCCAAATCATACGAAGTAGACGATACCCAATATTTTATAGTACCGTCGGCAAGGGTTGGCGGTGGTGTAGTCATTAGCGTTTTATAAACATAGTTGTCGACTAATTCATCTGCAACATAAATTTCATTTGATCCTACAATACTTTCAAACGCAAACGGATCATCAATTACATAATCTTTATTAGTATCTGCAAATTTTAATAGTACTCTACGTGGATCTGTATAACCATCATCATAGGTATAAAATCCTTCTATATCAAAATTATAATTTGCAGTTAATAAGGATGTACCTAATCCTCCACCTGATGTTGTAAGAGGTTGTAAATTAATATCTAATACTCTAATTTCATCTTTTGTTGACTTTTTTGTTATTTTACTAACTTTATTATCTAATCGTTGATTAAAAAATCTAACATTTTTTACAGACCCAAAATTATATTTTATAGCCCTTGCTAGAAACACCCATTGCTCTGTTTGAAACTCTACTCTTACTATATAACTATTATCTGATTGTGTTCCTGAAGTATTTTCTGTTAAACTAAAAGATGTTTCTTGGGATTCTCCTAAATCAATACCTAATATAATTTCATATTGATTGTTTCTATGATCATATCGTAAACCAAATGAATTATTAAGTTCTAACTGATCTTTAATTGCTGTAATTTCTGTTGCACTAAATTTATTATTATATGCAGGTGCTATACGTTTTATTCTAACATTATTAGGTATATTTCTAGATAAAGATACAGTACCGTATTCTTCTTTAGTTTTACCTGTGTAACCTAATGCAGAACTTGTAACGCCTCTACCATCTCCGTATACTCCGGTTATGCTTGCCCAAGTAGTTTTTGATCCTACTACAAATTGATCATTTGCATCAACTTCTGCAAATTCTATATTTGCGCCTTCAATTAAAAATTTACCAATTGAATCCAATGAATTTGGTCCAATAGCAACAATATCCGGTGCAGTTGCTCCCTTTTCAAAATATCCAGTTGCTTGTCTAGCAGAACCAGTTACTTTTTTCCAAACCCACATTTTTGCGGCTAAAGCCGGAGTTCCTTCGTCTGATGTTGTAAAATATAAATCATCTGCTGATGTACCGCCCGACCAAACAAAATCACTTTTATATTTTTGATAATAAAAGTTTTGTACTTCTGATTCTTCTAAATATGGTTGTATATACTGTTCTATTATATCTGTTGCATTCAATGAAGACGGTAATGTTAATGTTTTTCGTAAAAATGTTTCTTCTTCAAATACATATCCGTCATCACCAAATATTGTTAAATCTTTATAAGTACCAGTCGGATCATTTATATCTACATATCGTGTATGTCCACTATGCACTCTATTTGTACTTTTAATTTTTATAATATTTGTCGATGCTTGTAAAGGATATACTGCATAATCAGTTGCTGATACCATTCTATTTTGTGTACTGTATACCTGTGGTGCTTTAGTTTGTATGCTAGTATTTGATTCTGTTACTGAACTATTTTTTATAGGTTCTTCTAAATCTAGTGTAACAATTAAATTATATAATTGCAAGTCATGTTTACTAAAATAAGGTATAGTAAGTTCAATATTTTGAATATCATCTGTTCTAATAGTATATTCTTCTCCATTGCCTACTCTATACCATACTCGAATAATTCCTTTTGGAGCATTACCAAATCTACCATCTGCAAATTTAATACTAATAGAATCATTAATATTAGTAACTGTTTGAAAAATGTCCCTAATATTATTATCAACTGCATTAAAAATAACATTAGATCCGACAACCGTATCTACTGGAGTCCAAGTTGTTGTTATTGCACCTGCTTGATCAATAGTTTGCACCCATACATCATTATTAGAAATATTTTCAGCAGTAATATCTATAACTTGATTTTCAATTGGTCGTGTTATTAATGTATCTTTAAATTCTAAAGAACCTTGTTTAAAGTAAAAGAAAAATCCTGTTTTAGCACTAGAATTCCCTCTACCGTCATTAAGATACAAACACCGCATAGCAGAATCTGGATCTGGATAGGGTTCAAATAAACCTAATGTTGCATCTACATCAACATTTGTTATTTCAAATGGTATTGCTTCTCCTTGAACTGTACCCGCAAACGTATGAGTCACATTTTGTTTTGTTTGTGAATTCATTTTATAAATTTCAGTTTTAACACCATCTATAGTTTCTGCTTTAAACGGAGTACCAAATTGTGTAGTACTTCCAAAAGAAGAATTCAATATCATTAAAAATTGTTCGTATGCATTTGCATTTGTTGCATCGTTCCATGTAACATCAACATTTAATAAATTATTACCATCAGAATCAATTAACGATTCTGTTGTTCGTATTGTTTTAATTTTTAACACGCCACTGGAATTTATATTTCTAGTAGGATTATATCCGAGGAATCTAGCTAATTTTAATATTGAATCCCTACTTTGAGCAGTTTCCATAAAGTTTTCGCGAGTAGCAAAATCAGTTCTAAAAGCAAGATTATGGCCCATAAAGGCTATTAGATCCATTAAACTAATAAATTCAGATGATTGAATCCAATCATTGTAATCTTCGGGGTAGTTTAATCGTATATAATCTACCATAGCCGCTTTTAGTGTATCAAAGTCGTATGCTTGAAAATTAGATTGAGCAAATGATTGATATTTTGCTATGTAATCTTCTGCGGCAAATAAAACATCTTGTCGTGTAGCCATTTGTTTATAATCCCTCTTCTATTTCTCGGTCAAACGTTAACGCCATAACTTCCAGTTGATCTGTAGGTTGGTAAAATAATCTTAATTGTACACTTAACGCATTGTCATTTGAATAAGTGTCTATTCCTTCTAATCTCCATCGAGGATCTTTTGTTATAATTTCGATACAATCTTCTTTAACTGCTTCTTCAGTAGTATCGTTCCATGGTTCAAACATCAATTGCCAAATCATTGAACCAAACCCAGGATTCATAATTCTTTCACCTCTTTTGGTATGAAAGTGATTTTTTAAATCCTGCTTTGCTAACTCTATATCGTGTAATTTTCTAGTTTTTGGTCCTTGGACCGTTGAAAAACCTTTAAATAATGTCTTTGCCATGGTATCCTAATAGATTATAATGTATTTATTGAAAAAATAAACTATACATTTAATTTTTTGGTTGACAAATGATCTGTAGAGTGTATAATAGTTGTATAGGTTAAATTAGTTAAACACTTACTTGGGAGCTGATATGGCGAAAGTACAAACAAAGTGGAATCGAACTAAAATTGCAAACCTACTTGCCACAAACAATAAGGCAGTTGAACGTGCCTTAATTATCATTTTTAATAACCAAGAAGCCGATGAACAGGCTTGCGATATGACTAGCAAGGCCAATGGTATTGGTTTTACTGCATTTGATGCAGACATTTTTTCTTCCTTTGCAAAACACATCCTTAAAGGGCGTTCACTTTCCGCAAAGCAAATGGAAATTGCCCGTAAGCCTGACAAATTTGGTAATATAAAAATTGCACGTTATTGGAAACAATTACAAGCAGAAATAATCCGTAAGGAGACTGTATGAATGATTTTGAACGAGGTAAACGAGATGGCATGCGAGAAACACTTACTGATGAACTAAAAAGTTCTGCCATGCGTATTGCAATTCTTGAAGAAGATCTTGATAGAGAACGTAAAAGAAAATGGAATATTGTTCGCAAGTTAAGTCTTGTTGAAATGGATGGTTATGCAGTTGACATGATCTTAGATGATAATGAAGCATTAACACTTCACGATAAGATAGAACTGATTAAAAACGGTTCAACTATTGGACTTGGTAAAAATAAATAGATATATGTTTTATTATATTATAATATTTTTATACTGTTGCCATATAGCCTGGGAACAAGGTGTAGCAGATGCTATTATAAGTTATATAGCATTGTCTTGTGTCTTTTGGTTTTTACGACAACTATATGTACATGACAAAGATCGACATGGCGGTACGTTTTGGCAGTAATAGATTCTTCAATTTTAAGATAAATAATTTAAGTAATTTAGGATGTTTAAATGAAAATAGATGAAGTATGTAATGCAAACCAATGTGTAGTCCAAATGGGGCAAGAACAAGGTTTTAAACCAGGGCAAGTAGACCCTAAACTTGCTCAAGCCCAAAGTGATAAAGAGGACAATATATATAATTGGGAAGGAAACCTGTCAGACAAAGATTATGATACATATGATCGTGCAAGAATGAAAGCATATAGAGCAAAAGACGGCGGTAGCGAATACCGAGCTCATCTAGCAGGAAAACAACAATTAAATATGTCTGCCGAGCCCAAAACATTAATGCAAGCAGTAAGCGAAGCTTCTGTGAATTTTCCATCACATGACTTTAGACACACCCAAGATTTTAGTGTAGAATCAGGCAGAGAATTAGAATTTGCCCAATACATTGCCCAACAATTAGAAATAATGGGTGTTACAAAAGAACAAGCAAAACGTTTATATAAAGCATCAAAGGATGGCGATTATAGTTGGGTTGAACGATTTGGTGCAAGTCCTAAATTAAAACAACTTATAGGTCATAATATTGGTACTGCAATGACTAGCAATGCAGTGGCAATTCACAATGGTATGGGCCTTTATGCTGGCGTACTTAAAATACAACCTAAACAAACTAGAATACAAAAACCCTCCCGCATTCCAGACGATTTACAACCAGGTGGACACGACACAGATGAATATCAACAAAGTCGAGATAACCGACGAGCCCAACAATATTACGATAGAGATATGAACTGGAGTGGTTTACGGTAACCCTTTATAATAGGGAAAAAAATGGCACGAGACTGGGCAAACATTTGGCATAAAGCATTTAAAAATATAGAACATCACGGAAAAGAATTTACGACTGTCCGTGTCTACAAAAACGTAACATGTAGAGACGGCTTTAATTTTTCTCTCCAAGCAGGTCCTTCACATTATTCAGAACCAAAAGCAGTAGCAGAAGAATACGAAGCATGGGAAATTGGATTTCCTTCTGCTACAGAACCCCTATGGTTAGAATGGCAAGAGCCAGGTGCCGAACCAACTGAAAGCGTATACGGCTGGGTACCAACTGATGTGGTTAATGCAGTAATTCAAAGACACGGTGGAATTGACGAAAGAGAATTCATAAAAGAAAAGCTCTTAAAATAAATACGTTTATGAAACCACATATTGAAGATCATCTTGATGAACGCCAAGAGCTTGAACAAGAACGTGATTATTATAAAGAACAATATGAAGCAGTTCAAAAAGAGCTTGACAAAGTTAAGATAGAATTAGATCGAATAAACAAAATTTATTTTAAAGACGGACACTTTTAACTCAGAAACTACTTATGAAACTGATAACAGGTAACGCAAATACCAAACTTGCTACAGATATTGCTGGCATTGCTGGCATAGATTTATGCGAAACTCTAGTTACTAGATTCGCAGACAACGAAATTTGGGTAGAAATTAAAGATAACATTAGAGGTGAGGATGTTTTCTTACTCCAAAGTACATGTAATCCAGCAAATGATAATTTAATGGAATTGTTAATACTTGTAGATGCTTGTAAAAGAGCAAGTGCAGGTAGAATTACAGCCGTGATACCCTATTACGGTTATGCAAGACAAGATAGAAAACCATCAGGACGATCACCTATTACTGCAAAACTTGTTGCTAATATGATTGAAGCCGCAGGTGTTGATCGTGTACTAACAATGGATTTACATGCAGGACAAATTCAAGGTTTCTTTGACATTCCAGTAGATAACTTATATGCCCAACCTTTATTCATAAAAGATTTAAAATCAAATCCTATGATCAGAGTTGGTAAGGCTATAATAGTTTCGCCAGATGCAGGCGGAGTTCCTAGAGCAAGAGCAGTAGCAAAACAATTAAATCTAGATATTGCAATTATAGATAAGCGAAGAGATCGTGCAAACGAATCTGAGGCTATGAACGTCATCGGTGACGTTTTAGGAAAACAATGTATAATCGTAGACGATATAATAGATACAGGTGGGACGCTAGTAAAAGCCGCCAGAGCATTAGAAGACGAAGGCGCAGAAGATGTACAAGCCTACATAACACATGGAGTATTGAGCAATGGCGGAGCGAAAAGGATGGAGCATTCAGCAATGTCCCGGTTAGTGATAACTGATACTATACCTTCAGAAGAAAACGTAGTATTACGAGTTATATCTGTGGCAGATATGTTTGCAGAAGCAATTCGTAGAGTACATCATGATGAATCTATATCGGTGTTATTTGAATAAATGTATGATTACGAAGCGTGGGTAAAATGTCATCCAGATGACTTATGGATTTTTGATAAACTAATCCTTGCCAAAAAATTAGGGTACCTATGCGGACCGGCAGATGTAGGGGTACCTGAATCAAATAATTATATAGTTAGACCTTGTGTTAACCTTGCAGGTATGGGCATAGGTGCAGAATTACGCTTTTTAGAAAAAGGTAGATGGGATTTAGAACCAGGTTATTTTTGGTGTAAACCATTTAAAGGTAGACATTTAAGTGTCGACTATGCAATTGATCCTAAATCACGTGTAATAGAACAAGGAGTAACTACAGAAGGTTTTAGAAGCCCTACAAATCCAATATGGAAATTTGATAGATGGGTTCGTGTAGACGACAAATTAAAAATTAACTTTATGCTAACAAAGCTCAAAGGTTCCTACGAGCATGTAAATTGTGAATTTATAGGTGGCAGACTTATAGAAATGCACCTAAGATCTAATACAGATATGGGCGATTATAATGAAATAATTCCTGTATGGAAAAACGAATCAACAACTCCTCCAGAAAATTATATATATGTCGAAGACAAAGATTACAATAGGCTCGGTTTTTTCAAACGTTAAAGAATACTTTAAAGAAAGTCATAGACTAAGTCCTTTAGCATTCTATTGTGAATTATGCGAAACTACCCTTGTTTGTGGTGCTAGTGCAATATTAACTTATACTGTACTAAATCCTGCTACTAAAATATTCATACCTATGATGTTTGTAGGTAGCATGTTAGGCGTCATTGCTACATTTAAACGCAAAGCCGCATTTGCAATTATTCTAACAACTTGGTTTGTAATAATGAATTTCATTGCATTAATTACTCTTTTTGGTTGACTTTTTTGTTAAAGATAGTATAATAGTTGTATAGTTAAACTTTATTGGAGTTCTAAATGAACGATAATGAATGGGATTTTGTACATGAAGATGTGGCTTTAGAAAATATTAATTTATTTGATATGGAACCACAACAGAAGTTTAACGATACACATTGCTTGGCACATATTATGTGTTGGGCAGGTGCGTTTCCTAGTGTTTCTCAGGCTAGGAAGAACGGATGGGATCGTCCTGTCCCTTTTGGGTTTTCTGAATTTAAAGTAGGTAAACGCAAAAGATGTATTTTCATCCTTAATCGAATAGGAGAAAAATGAGGTATTTTTATTTGGTGCTCGTAGCACTTTTAACTGTTGGTTGTTCCAGCAAACAAGAAATAGTTAAAGAAGCCCTTAATAGTGTGGGTGATAGGCCTGAATGGGTTATGGTACCACCTGGTCCAGAAGGTGATCAACTTTACTTTGTAGGCACAAGTGCTCTGTATGGTACAGAAAAACATGCCCGCAGAGATGCAAAGAGGGATGCAATTCGAGAAATGTCAGAATACGTTCGTGTTCTTAATAAGAACAAATTTGAACGAGCGAGTGTTACATATGGCATG